GAGTTTGTGAAGGAGTTTGACAGTGAGTAACACACACAACGAAGCAATCATGGAGCGTCTATATGATGAGGCGTATGAGGAGTTGCGGACAAAGTACGAGGATGAATATGCCTTACATAGTGCCGCAGTAGACTTAGCCAAGAAACGCTATGAGTTTGACTATGCTTAACTGCAACACAATCCTGTGCCTACAAAACCAGATGCCTGATATGGGCTTGGATGACTTGCTTGTCATTGGGTATCTGGTAGTGGGCTTGGCTATAATTATATACCTAGTAATGGATGCATTGAAGGAGAAATGATATGCCTAAGTATGAAGTAACCCGAAGCTATACAGTAGCCAGCGTTGCCACTGTTGAGGCTCCCGATGCTGACCAAGCAGCTTGTCTTGCAATAAGCTTGGACTGTGAGCATTGGAAAGAGTATGATGGTGACTATGACGCAGATATATCAGTCACACTAGCAAGAGGAGATTGACGATGTTTGACCCTGATAAAACCTATGCCCCACTCGTATGGGATATGACTGTAGCTGTATGGGATGATGATGCAGATGACTATGTTCGCAATGAGGATGGCAGCATCAAGCTATTCGACATACCCAACTATGACTACTCATATATCTGTGATGGCATAGATGTAGATGACTTACATGAACGTGATGAAGGGGGTACTTACACATGAACTGCTGGCACTGTAAAGATACAGAACTAATCTGGGGCAATGACCATGACATAGACCCTGATGACCATCGTGGTGATGAGTTCAGCATGGTCACGATACTGACTTGCCCTAAGTGTGACAGCATGGTAGAAGTGTTCTACCCTATAGAATGGTAAAGGAGAAATTATATGTACGAGAGACTAATAAAGCCTAGTCAATTACTAGCATCACTGAGACTACACGCTGTTGGAAATGTAAACTTACACAAGACCAACATAGCTGTATACTTAAACAATCCGGCTGGCATTGGTGAGCATTCGGATATCATGGAAGCGGTACAGTCTGAGCTAGACAAGATGGCTCAACATCAGGATCGCATTGATCTGATAGACAGTATACGCTCTGAGAATGAGGGAGATTGACAATGATTAAAGGTAACACAATATGGCTACAGCTAACACGCAACGAAGCCAACGCTATCATGGTAATGCTAGATAGCGAAATAGAAAACACATACGAGGTATGTGGCATTGACCTGTCAGATTGGGAGAACCTAGACCTAGAAGCATACAAGCTGCTGGCGTTTCGTACTTTCAAGAAATGGTACATGGAGAATTGCGGTGAATAGTAATGAAATCAAAGGGATACAGCTATCCCAAGCAGTCATGTGGAGTGGGCAGGACATCTTTGAGGTAGCGTCTGCTGCCTTTGAGGATGCCAACTACCACAGTTTTAATGAGGTATTCCATGCCGCATGGACTGAGTTCCAGAAGGAGTTGGAAGACTGTTGACATCTTATACAATAAAGAGTATAACTATGGACTTACTATTATCGATACTATAAAGGAGAACTAACATGCTAGAATATATCCCAGAACACCTCAACTTTAATGTTGAGTTTGAGCCGACTAAAGTTGACGACAAGAAGTATGTCATCAATGGCACTACAGGTGACTACATTGGCATCGTAGGCAATGGCTTCACATGTGCATCACACACTGACTTTTTCACTAACGTCATGCAGACTACGACAGAAACCCTGTCTGAGCATGACATGAAAGATGCACATGTGTACTGGCGCAGCGCACACAAGTCTGGCTGGGCTATGATGGACGTGACCCTGCCTAATGTGCAGGCTAAGATCACCACCGACAAGCACGAGACTACCCTGATGAAGCGGATCATTGCTTTGCATGGTGTCAACGGTACGTGTTCCAACACCACCATCTTTGGTGCTATCGACTTCTTCTGTCTCAATGGGCAGATCACAGGAGATCACAGTAAGGTGATGCGTAAGAACACATCTAACTTTAGCCTCGACAGGTTCATCACTGAACTGCACAAGTCACAACAGGACTTCACTGCACAAGCAGAACAGATGCAACGCTGGGCTAACACTAGCCTTGCCCATGTAGATGTTAAGGCTATGCTTGAAGGTATACTAAAGTCTGACAGTAAGTCAGAGAAGATGTATGGTTTGTACAGTCAGGAAGCTGGTGTACGTGGACGTAATCTGTGGTCACTGTACTCAGCCTTCACCAACTATGCATCCTATGCCGATGAGCGTAATGGCTTTGCCCTACGTAATACAGGCAAGGACACACAAGCTATCTCAATGTTCAAGCGTGAGATTGATGTGGCTGGTTGGATTGAAAGCGCACAGTTCAAGGAGATGGCAGCGGCATGATGAACACAGTGCAGCAACTAGTTGACAAGTACTACACTTCCAATGATTACAACATGTTACGAGACAAGTCTAAGAAAGACTATCAATACTTTCTTACTATAATGTGTAACAGTTTTGGTGATGTAGACTTTGACAAGCTGACTAGCAAGCAAGCTAAACACGCCTATGAAGAGTGGGTTGTGCGGGGCATCAGCTTCGCCAACCACATCTGCACTGTGTCATCTATCGTGTATCGATATGCTATTGACATGGAGTACACAGATATCAACCCCTTCGCCAGTGTCAGGCGTAAGACACCACCACAACGCAAGGTTGTATGGACTGAGGATGACGTGCGTCAATTTCTTGACACTGCATACAGTCAATTTGAGTGGCGTAGCCTTGGCTTGATAGTGCATATGGCATATGACTGGTGTCAGAGACTAGGTGACATGCGTCTGTTGACGTGGGATAACTTTGACTTTGCTAATAGAAAACTATTTCTTGAGCAATCAAAGCGTAGGGCAGACGTAACATTGCCTATTGAAGATGACCTATATGACATGCTGATACATCAGGAGCAGGACTTTGGTTTTCAACAGTACGTTGTTCCTCGTACAATGCCTGTACAGGGGCAGTACCAGCCGTATAGTATGCAGAGACTATCTAAAGCTGGAAGGGCTGTCATGCGGCAAGCTGGGCTGTCTGAGGAGCTACGTCTAATGGACTTGCGCAGGACTGGTACGACACAGATGGTTGAAGCTGGTGTACCTATGGGACAAATCATGTCGGTTACAGGACATAGTAATCCACAGTCTGTTAAACCATACATGAAAAATACTTACTCATCTGCAAATTCTGCATTGACAATGAGGAAGTCTCATGGTAAAAGCACTTAACTGCCGCAACGAAAGTGAGTATTACATATGAATATACATAACATTATAAGTGATCTAGATGTACCTAACGGACATACAAAGCGTATGAATTGTCCTATATGTGGTGGCCTCAAGACATTCACTATCACAAACAACATGGGTTCCCTTGTCTGGAACTGTTACAAGGTATCGTGTGGTATCAAGGGTGGCAATCGTGTGCATCTGACAGTCGATGACATTCGGTCTGGCTTCAAGGGTGCAGAGGAGTTTGCTGCCGATACATTCGACATGCCTCAGTACATCGTGCCTAACCGTGATAACCTGTACATGAACAGGTGGTGTGACACATGGGGCTTGGACATAGATGAGTTAGGTTTGATGTATGATGTGAAGGAAAGCCGTGTGGTATTCCCTGTTATACATGATGGAGTTATTGTAGATGCAACAGGCCGTGCGCTTGGTAATCGTCTACCTAAATGGAAACGATATGGAAAAAGTGGCTTGCCTTATACCTCTGGGTGTGGTAAAGTCGCAGTAGTTGTTGAGGACTGTGTGAGTGCAGCCGTTGTTGGTTACGGTTCCTTTGTCGGGGTTGCGCTTCTTGGAACATCATTGCAAGAGTCGCATAAAGGGTATCTCTCACAGTTCTCGACAGCAGTAATAGCGTTAGACCCCGATGCGCTACCGAAGACTTTGCAGATGGCAAAGGAATTGCGTGGACACGTGAACGATGTTCGTGTACTACGACTGACTGACGATTTGAAATATCGTAACCCGACAGATATGGAGAAGTTAAATGGAATTATCAATAATTAGAAGCCTTATGGATAAGTCTTTCTATGACGATCACCGTGGATCAAAATGTCCGCAGCGTTTGTTTAGTAAGGATGCTCGTAAGATTAAGGAAGCTATCGACACTGCTATGGACAGGTACGAGCGTACTGTTACACCAGATGAGATTGAGGCATTGTTCATGGCGAACAACCCCACCCTCACTACGGCACAGAAGCAAGCCTACTCTAGCCTGTTTGCACAGGTTAAACGTGAGCAGCCTATGGGCAGTGACATAGCACAAGAGGTGCTGTCTAAGCTATTCCAACAGGTGGTTGGAGAAGACGTTGCAAACATTGGCTTTGATATGGTCAATGGTGACGCAGCTACACTTGAGAAGCTACGCAATGTGCTTGAGCGTTATGGCGATGACTTTATCCCTAACCTAAACATTGAGTGGGATGACATCAGTATCGAAACGCTTATGGCTAAGGCAGAGCTAGAAGCTAAGTGGGCATTCAACATACCGTCCATGACCCGCAAGATAGAGGGTGTGTCAGGTGGTCAGCTTATTGAGGTGGGTGCTAGACCTAACACTGGTAAGACATCCTTCCATGCCAGCTT